GTTTGCAAATGCTTTTATTCATTGAAAACTGTTATTGCCGTTCGCGGTAGTCCGTATTGAATCTTATCGTTTTGAAAAATCTGAATTTAACGCTACTTCTTGTCCGTTATCGTTCGCGCCAGTGCGTGGTAATCCTTGAAAAAAGTGGGTATGATTTGGGGTATCCCCTCATTCATACCCGCTTTTTTATGCTCAACGATACCCAAATACGCAAGGCGAAACCAGCTGAAAAGCCTTATAAATTAACTGATTCCAACGGCCTGTATATCGTAATAAATCCGAACGGATCAAAACTGTGGCGTTATCGCTTCAGAATCGATGGCAAGGAATCAGTGTTTGCAATTGGCGCATATCCTGAAATATCGCTTGCAGAAGCACGTGAGAAGCGCAAGGAAGCGCGATTACTTGTCCAGCAGGGGATTAACCCAGCCAAAGACAGGGCAGACAGGAAACGCCAAAACACGCGCCAAAACAAAAACACGTTTCAGGCAATCGCCGAAGAATACTTTGCAACCAAGACAATCAGCAAAGGCAGTATCAAGGCCGCGCAAAGTATGCTTGAGAGATACGCCTATCCGATCATAGGCGATACACCGATAACTAAAGTTACACCACGGCAAATCATGGAATGTTTAGACGTTTGCAAAGATAAGGGCGTTATCGTTTCAGGCATCTATACGCGCCAACATATGAGCGCAGTGTTCTTATATGCAATCCGTACAATGCGGGCCGAAGTTGACCCTACTCTTGCATTTGCCGGTTATCTCAAACGCCCTGAAATAACCCACGCCAAAGCCATGACCGTTGAGCAAATCAAGGCGTTCAAGAAAAGTCTGTCTGAGTATAACGGTTCGTTTGTCGTTAAAAAGTCCGTGCAGTTGCTACTTTACACAGCCGTCAGGACGATTGAAGCAAGGCGCGCGGAATGGGTCGATATTGACCTGCAATCGGGGATTTGGCGGATTCCTGCTAACAAGATGAAAAAAGCGCGATTACACATTGTGCCGTTATCGGATCAGGTTATTGAGATTCTGAAAGAGTTGCAGGCATTCACTGGCTCAGGTCGCCTACTCTTCCCAAATAGCAGACGGCCTGATGATATGATTTCAGCGACCACAATCAACAGGGCTTTAGAGTATATGGGGCTGACTATTTCCGGGCATGATTTCCGCGCGACACTCGCAACCAATCTGTCAGAGATGGGTTACGATCATGAGCATATCAAGGCGCAACTTGCCCACGCAAAAGACAATCAGACAGACGCGGCCTATTTTCACGCAAAATACATCACGCAACGCCGTCAAATGTTGCAAGATTGGGCTGATTTTATAGACTCGCTTTAAGTTTATTTTATTAAAAATCAGTGTTTTAGATACTTTTTGATAAATTTGTCAAAAACCTCTTGCATTACCTCTTTAAGCGAGGTAATATACACACATGGGCAGACAACACAAACTGCCAAAACCGATTAACAGGGGCAAAAGGAAAAATATCATGACTACCGTAAAATTTACCACAACCGCCAAAATCTTTGATGGTGTACAAACTACCGAACAACAGGTTGAGCGCAAATATAGCATCGAGTGGCACAAAGGATATGCCGGCATCCGCAACGAAGATGGCTACTTTGTACAAGACATCTCTTTAAAAGGTCTGGAAACAAAAGAAGAACGTATGCAGCACGTTGTCGATACCCTCAAATCTTGGAAATAAACCAACCACGCCGCGCCCCGGGCTGATAGGGGCTATAGGAGCAAAAAATGAAATTCTCAATAAACGTCATCAAAACCGAAAAAGTTGAAGTAAAACGCCAATATGAAACTGTTACCCGATTCAACCGAATCAATACAGGCGAAACAAAAGAAGTAGAATTTAAACCTGAACAGAATCTATTAATTGTAGATGGCGAAGAGTTTAAAGTTTGCGAAGTTTTAGCTAAATCAATCAAAATCGGAAACGAAGATATTAAAACTGCCGAACTGATGACCTATAAAGATGGCCAACAACATTTATTCTACTCTATTGATGTGCCAGCATTTTGGGATAAATTTGATGATTTAAAATGGGGTAAAAAAGTATTTGGCGGATATGTCAAAATTTAATTAACGGGGATTTGTATGATTGAGCAGATGGAATTAGGCTACACACCTGCGAACCTAAAGGCATTGCGCCGAAGATACGGGCTGACACAGCAGAATGTTGCCGACATCACGGAATCAACGCTGAAAACCGCCCAAAAATGGGAAACAAGCCCAAGCATGAGCAGCTATGCGAATATGCCTCACACTAAATGGCTTAAGCTTTTGGAATATGT